CTCAGGGTTGGCGAGTGAGTGTTTCATTTCGGCCCCCAGTAGTAACCAATCAACAATCCGACAATCGCCAGCACAGCAACCATCTCAACCACACGCAGCGCAACTAGCACCCACACGCTCACGGTGTCCCAGGTGGTTGGCTCGGGGTCATCCATGGTGATGTGCAGCGTAGGCGCATTCGTGCTGCGTTCGTATTCTTCGTCGTAGAGGCTCATGTCGATACTCCAAGTGAAGGAATTGAATAAGCGTCCATTGAACCCGGACGTGAAGGCTGACGGGTCAGGTCCCCACCATCGTAGACGCCACTGGCCCAGATGTCGATGGAGCGCACTGTGGCCTCGTTAGGCAGCTTCTTGCGCGCTTTGAATGGGATACCACGCTTGATTTCCTTGGGCGCTACGTCGCTCATCTTGGGCAGGACTTTCGGGGCGAGTTTCATTTCACTCTCCACTTCTGAATATCCAGTTCCCATTGGGCAAGTTTCTGCGCCGGTTGGTTTTGCTCCACCTTGCAAGGAATCCTTGGTTGGATGGCGTGGAATACAAGGTATGCGCCCATGGACGCAAAGCAAACATACAGGGCAATGATGATGCCTACTGCGAAGTCGATGTTCTTCATTTTGTTGCCTCTTGAAGATAGTGGCGCAGACGCTCAATGCGCCGGGTTTCAAATAGCACCGTGGCGGCGTACCACTCAGACTGTGTTTGTGCCAGCAGTTTGCTGTGCTCTGCCATAGTGAGTTCACGTGCCGCCGACTCCAAAGGAGTGAGCTTGCGGAATAGGTTCATTAGGAAGTGTTTCATGTTCAGTTCAGCACGTTATAGCCACGGCCTGCCATGCAGCGTTTGATGATGACCTCTTGGGACTCGTTGGCACCCGCAGCGCCCGAGACGCCACCCACAATGGCACCCTGACGCGCTGCGTAGTTGCGCTGGCCACCACCGGCCAGAGCGGCGAGGAACAAGCCTCCAAGCACAGCACCGACCACAGCGCCTTGGGCAGCATCGGCACGCTGCTTGGCGAACTGCTGACACTCCATGAGGTTCTGCTGCAACTCGGACATGTTCTTGCCCTTGGTGTCGATCACCGGGACGTAGTTGGCGCCGGATGTGGCGCAGCCTGCGAGCAGGGCCAGAATGAGAAGGGAAGCGGTTGCTTTCATGATGTTTCCTTTTATCAAAAATGGGTGAGACCGGGTGACAGTACCTATCGGGCACTCAAGATGAGTTTTCTCCGTGCGCCTGGTCTCGTAAACTGTTAACGATCTTCACAAGACTCAATGGCGTGCATATCCCAGACGATCTCGGCATCGGCTTCCCCAAGGTATCCAAAGTCGTCAAGTTCGCTGAGGTTCATGGGCCGAACCGAATGACCCTGCAGACCCCGCTCGTAGCTGGCCTTTTGAGCCTCGGTGTGGAATGCACGAGCCAGAGGACCGAACGCCTTGTGCAGAGGAACCCCGAAACCAAGGTACTTGTATTCCACTTTGTCGGTGGGACCGGTCATACTGAAGGCTTCTGTGTTAGGAGCCTCAGTTTCAGGGATCTGGGCGATCCTGCGGGAGCACGCACCTTTGAGGGTGGTGACCCGGATCGAGTAGTAGTGCAGAGGTTTCATTACGGTCCTTTGAGTTACGATGAGACACAGTGTATCACAGCAAATTTAGACACCGCAACTACTTTCTCAAATTATTTTGTAACAGTCACAGGTTCCTTGATTTCCGGTACTCTTTGATCGAATTTCTCAGGCTGGTTTGGGTCACGGCTTTGGAGTCCAGCGCAAGGGCCTGCGCCTGGTCCAATGTGTCCAGCATCAGGATCCGATGACAGATAACTGGAACACCTTGACCCTGGCGTCGGACTCGGGCATTCATCTGGTCATAAAGATCCAAGCTCCAGTTGAGGCCGAACCAGACTACGATGTGGCCCTTGTCCTGCAACCCATCGATTCCATGACCCATGCTGGCCGCATGACCGATCATCAGAGGACACTCACCAGCTTTCCAGCGCCTCATAGCCTCCACGAGTGAGGACTCCGACTTGCACTCTGTGAGGTTGATAGGCATGAGGTCTTTGAATCGCTCCATGATTCGCGCAGCATCGCTGCGGTAGGCGTAGGAGCACAGCACAGGGCTTCCCTGGGCCTCGTCAATGATCTCCTCAAGGGCATCGAGTTTAAGAGCGTGTATGGGTTCCCAGAGCGGCATACCAGATATCGGGTAGATCGACCCTTGGCTGAACTGGAGAAGTTTATTTGTGAGACTCGCTTGATTGAACACCTCGACCTCAGAACCAGAATCAAGTTGCAGGAAGAAGTCCTTCTCCATCATGTCATACATGGCTCTGAGTTCCAAGGGCATTTCGACGTTAACGTCGTTGACTATCAGATCAGGCAGAGGGTTATAGTCTGCAGCACTCATCTCTAACGTAATGTCCCCGATCAACTGTTTAATCGTCGTCTCAGTATCGTCATAGGCCACCTCCTTGAAAGGTCCGGCCTTCTTGTAGAACCGGGTGCGGAATGCGGTCTTGGACACACCGAGGCGTTTGCCCTTATCCACCACAAGGAACTGACCGTGGAGATCCTTTATGCCGTTTGATGCCGGTGTACCCGTGAGTCCAGTCGTCCAGATGAACTGATCCATGATCTTCTTGAGCGACTTGACTCTCTGGGTACCGCTGTTCTTGCACTTACTCACTTCATCGTACACAATCCCGTTGAATGGGATTTCAATCTTTTTCTTCATGAAATAAGTCTGAATAGCCTCAGCCATCCAACCAAGATTTTCATAATTGATCAGGTAGATGTCAGCAGGACGTAACAGCGCCCTGGTGCGCTGGTCCTTGGTGCCAGTGACCATGCTGAACTTGAGGTGACTGGTGTTTGCCCATTTCTGGGCCTCTTGTCTCCAGACCAAACGACACACACGGATTGGAGCGACGATGATCACACCTCTGAGGAATTTGGTATTCAACAGGTGCGCGATACTGGTCAGTGTGATCACGGTCTTTCCGAGGCCCATATCGAGCCAGAGCATTGACTCTGGATGTGTACATTGGAAATCCACAGCTTTCTTTTGATATTCGTGAAGCAGATCGGGGGTTAACATTTACATTACTTTCTAAGTTACAAATCACATCAGACACTCTACGAAGATTTGCGCTTGGACAGCGTTGATCGCGTTTCCGTAGGCGCGCAGGCGTCCCACTCGGCCGGCAGCCCCATGAGCCAGCGGGAATGTGCCGGGTTCAACTGGCCGCCACTTTCCATCCCGGCAGAAGAGCCAGTCAGCATCTGCCCAGAAGCCGTTAGTCGGGCTGGGCCGTTCATCGCTCGAACTGCCGCCATATTCAGCGTCATGTTCTTCGCCATGCAGTCGTATTCCACCCCGCGTTGCGAGTCTGTCACCGTTGGTGTCGGCCAGCCCGCCAATGTTGCATCTTTCGGCAAGTCCTTGCCCTGACAGTTCTCCGTGTACGTGCCGCCGCACTTCGGATCGGTTGCCCGTGGAGTGGCCCATCCCGTCAGCGTCGCGGCATTCCACAATCCGATTTGCACTTTCGATCCGTCCGCTCGTTTGCCGGTCATCAATTGCGCCTCGCTTATCACCTGCCCGCCGTTCGGACAGTTGGGTGTCGGCCAGCCGCTCAACTGAGCAAAGTCTCTCAGATTGCTCCCGTGTCGGGTATCGCCCATTGCTCTGGTGGACTGTCCTCCTCCTGTCCAATCTGTCGCTTGATGAGTCGGCCACCCAGTAAAGCCGGTCTCTGATGTGCGGCGCACCGATGCTCGAAGACGGGAACGGGACTGCCCCGAAGGCGTAACCCATGCCTTCCAAGTCAGCTTGTACAAGGTCGATCCAAGTGTCTGCGTCCTTACTCGCAACCTGCTCTCCAATGACGACTGGAGGGCGGCACTGTTCAATGAGGTGGTGAAAGGCGGGCCAGAGGTGCCGCTCGTCATCAAACCCAGCACCTTTACCAGCCGATGAGAAAGGTTGGCACGGGCACGATCCTGTCCAGACAGGTCGATCATCAGGCCACCCTGCGTTACGCAATGCAAGGCTCCAGACTCCGATACCTGCGAAGAAGTGGCACTGGGTGTAACCATCCAACTCGGCAGGCTCGATATCTTCAATTGATCGTTCATCAACAACTCCATGTGCAATGTGCCCAGATGCAATAAGGTTTCGCAGCCACTGTGCGGCATACGGGTCTATCTCGTTATAGAAGGCAGTCATACCGCCCCCATCACCATCATGTCCACCATAGTCTTACCATCAGCCACCGCGTCAATTAGAAACACAGTCGCCCCATGAGCCCTCAGCGTCTCGTGCTCTCTCAGTTGAGCCGGTGTCGCCTTGGCTCCGGTGCGCTTAAGTTCGGCAAACCAGATACGGCCACCTGGGGCAATGAACAGACGATCAGGTACAGCCGCCCGTGCGGGTGACGAAAACTTGAATGCGAGACAACCCTTATCCCGAGCGTACTTGCACACATCAGCCTCGATGCTTTTCTCAAGAGGTTTTTTGATTGGCATCATAAACTCCCCCACTGAGCAGCCATCGCGTCAGCAATACCTTGGTATGTGCGACTGCGTTCCTTCCATCGATTGGGACCAGGTGGCATTCTATGAACCTTAGCCTCACGCCCCTCGACAATATTTGTAGGAATGAGTTTCGGTAGCCCTTTCAACCATAGACAAGTTGCCTTAGTTTCACCGTGTCCGAACTGCCACGGGTGGATGATCTGATCTGGTTTGCGGAACACACTTGAGATGATACTCACAGGATTCTCCAGTGCGGTCTTTGGTATCCGAGAACCGAGAAGTCTTTCGACAAAATCAAGGGCTTCTTGCTGGACACCGCTCTCTCTCTTAGCCTTGAAGTGACGCGCACCACTGACTGCGAGATGGGTGCACGGAGGATGAAAAATACCCAAGTCCCACCCCTCGTCTACTAAGTCCAAGCAATCACCAATGATATGGTACGGCGAGTTATCCTCAGAGGGCAAAAGATCACATGACCAAGCGTCGTGACCCAACTTACGAAACGCTTCACGGACACGACCCGAGTATTCACATTTGACGATGACTCTCATTTCATCTTCCCCCAATAAAGAACGGGCAGGTAGATACGCGAGTTGCGTCTAGCAGCACCCTTGCTTTCCAGACACCAATCCCTACGACTCCAGAGTGGTCCCCACTTCTCACCATTCCAATAACGATATCCATAGTTAGGCGTAATTGAGTCAGATCGGACTCTGTATGGTCCCTTTCTGGAGGGATAACCCGATAACCATCCATTTGTATCCAAGATTAACATTTATCTATCTCCACTTGTGACCCAATTGCCCTCAACAATTTATCTCGATAATGCTCAACTTCCGTGATCAACCACTCGATAGCATCAGCGGACTCCTGATCACAGAAATAATCAGTTTTCCGCATCTCCGCTATACGTCTACATTGTTCTAGAGTGAATACTGGTTGTGATACTATTGTCATGTCGGTTCACCTTTATAACGGTCATCGAGATCAGGTCGATTCTCTAACCCAATAATGAACATACAGCAACACATGGCATGAGCCACATGAGATAAGTCAGTTTCAGAGTCCTTATCCTCACCACCAAGATACGCAAACAGGTGGCGTAGCGCGGCAGCGAGTAAACGGGTTTTAGATAACCCTTTGCGCCAGTTGTGAGCTGCATATTTCTGTGCCCCAAATGATAAGACATGAGCAAGTTGATCAATCGCGTAAGGATCGAGGAGTTCCATTCGGGGCTTACCTTGATCATATTTCAGAGCGTTATTCAGCGTATCACGAATAGTACCCTCCTGTTCGAACAGGCGCTTCTCTGAAATAGCACGAATAGTATCATCAGCCCTGACCTTGTATTCCGGTGACGCCATGTTGAACTCACGATCCAACACCTTCGCTGCACAATCAACTTCATGATTACAGGAATGACAGATTGGCTTGAGGCCAATACAAGTCGTTCGATAAGTACCAAAGCACTTTGGCCTCTGGGGAAAAGCATTTATATTCATGTCAATCCTTCTTAAAAGTAGGTAACGGTGCCCAGTGAGTGAACCATGTATTCGATGAACCAAGAACCCCGTAGCTGGCGACTCCATACTTCGCATTTATCAATTGTGTTATGGGGCGCCAGTGATAGCCGTGATCAGTGGCTACGGTTTTGGTGGTGTTGGTGTCTTGGGTCACGATAGACAAAGGGTGAGCTTTTCAATTTCCGCGATGTAGTACGAAAAGTCTACAGGCAGCGTGGCATCCTTGATGTCATTGCAAACCTGTACTGTCCACCCAGCCTCTACCGCGAACTTGCGCCACTCGTTAGGCTTCTTGGCCAGCGGAGGCATGTGCTTGAAAAGTGGCTTTCCGCCCTTGGCCACGTAATAGCGTGAAATATTCTGTGCCTGCTCATCACCCCACTGTAGGTAGCTGGAGCGCGGCACTTTGGTACGCAGGCAGAAGTCCATGAGGTCAGGCCACTGCTCCACGGTTTCGCGGATTGGTTTACCGTGGACCAGGACTTGTTCTGCGACTTTGGCAATGACTAAGCCACCAGCGTTCTGGTGCCACTCTACATCCCACTCGTAGGCACCCTTGCGCTTGACATGACTGTCTTCATAGACTGCGATGTAGTTGTTGACGTCCCTGATCAACATGGTCTTGTAGACCGCTTCTTCAAGTTGCAATTTAGTCAACTTCTCCCATGCATCACAGACCTCATCGACACGGTGTCTCAAGTCCTTTGGTACTCTCATGGTCACACCGTCTGTGTTGCACTGGATCAACTGAAGCCGGTCAATCTGTATCAGTTTCTCAGCCAACATGCAAATCTGAAGCTGACCGTTCAGCGTGATCTTCATGGTGAACAATGGGTCATAGAACACACTGAACTTTTGATTGCTGTCCCCATACACCCCGTTGAGCGCCAGCTTCAGCATTGCGTTCTCAGCCGTACCCTTGCCATACGATTTGCGCTGCTCGTACAGGTGCTTGTAGATGTTGACGAACATCGGGCCAAGGTGTTCTGGATAGAATCCATTGGAGATAGCCAGATTCGGGTACATGCTGGCAACATCAATGTCAACGATCTCATACTCAGCATCTGATACCAGAATCCGGTTCTCCACGGACCCATGGATGCCACCAAGACCAAATACAAAATCAAACCCCTCAACACGGGCCACGATGTCTTCAAAGACACCCTTGGTCTCGGTGATGGTCTGTTCCTTGAACCACTTCAAAATGCGCGTGAACTCCGGTTGCTCGAACTTAATCCACGGCAAGATGGCATCTTTTAGCGCGATGCTCGGGCGCTTGGTCTGGCGTGCGGTGCGGCCAGCAGGACCGAAATCATAGCAGGGGAT